ACAGACTCTAAAGCCTCACTAAATGAATCATATAAAGTGTTTATATTTTCTTGAGTATATTCTTTATTTCTCTTTTCAAACTCTTCATCTTGTTCTTCTAAAAGTTCATCTAAGTTTTCTAATCCCATCCTATCCTTTTCATAATATATAAAAATGTAATCTAATACGAGTTTTTTAACATTATAATCATCTATATTTTTTAATCTAACATCGGTTTTGCCTACTATGGGAAGATAAAATCTTTTTTCTTCAGCCATCTAACTCACCCTTAAGCAAGCCATTTAGCCCATGCCGCACCCTTTTGTATCATCTTACCTAATCCTAAACCTGCACTTGGAGGATTATAACTTGCTTGACCAGTAGCAGGGTCTATCCAGTATGGATTGTTATAGTTATCATAACCTGCTGGCGGAACTGGATAACCAGATTGATTTGTCATTGCCGCTTGGCCCATAGCCATATTTTGATTCATTCCTCCAGTCATCGGTTGTCCTTGAATATTATTAGGAACTTGGTTGTTCATCATTCCTGTATTCGCTGGCATTCCTTGGCCCGCTGGAGAACCACCATCACCAAATCCCTGTGCTTCTAAGTATTGACTCTTAGCCATCTGTCTTTGATAAACAACTTCTTGGTTTATAGATGCTCCCAATATTTGCTGTATATCTAGTTGAATATTTTCCTCTGTTATTCTTTCATATTCAGCAAGGCACATTTTTTCTAACTTAATATCTCCTTGAGTTGCTTCTAATTTAAAATGCAATTTAGTTAACATTTTACTCATAACTCTTTCAATAACATCCTCTAGTAATTTTTCATAAGCCGTAAAGAATGATTCACCATGATAAAGTAAAAACTCTTCTACATGATTATCTTGTAATGTTAAAAGATTATTCATTGCTTTAAAATTATCAGTACTATGTTGATTCATTTGTGATGCTAATGCACCGTTACTTGTTCCTAATATTCCCATTATTCTTCACCTACTAATTCATCTATTTGTCCTATTTTTCCTTTTAATTCTATAAGTAATTCTACTAACTTTTGTTCCGCTGTTGTGGTTTCCGCTTGTGGCGGTGTGATTTGCCAACCTTTAGAGGTTAATGAAATTATATCTCCCTGTGAAAGAGTAACTAGTGGTCCCCTATTCATAAGTTGTGGAACTTTTGGTTTAGGAATATACTTTTTAAACTCTAATCCATGTTTCTCGGCAATGACTTGTTGCTCTATCATTTCTAGTTGTTTATGCATAGAAGCATGTCTAGGACAATAAGTTCCTCTTAATGGTCTACCCTTTGTTACACCAGTTAGAGGGATAGGTGGCCTAAGATTATCTCCCGCTTCCCATATATGATGTGCTCCACAAACCACACATCTATCTCTAATATTAAATTTATATCCATATTGAAAAATAAATCTTTTCTTTTCAGGTTTTAAAATTGTAAGTAATTCCTTTAATTGTTTCTTTAATGTAAAAGTCTTAAACTCATAATTTATAATTGGCCCTGCATTCCTAGCGTTACTACTAATTTTTAAAGGGTTAATCATTGTATTATTACTTCCTATTATGTTTGGTGTATATATGCTTGCCATTTTATCAATACTCCTTTACCATTGTCATTATTCCTCTGTAGACCATTTCTGGGTCGGACTTCGCAGACACGATGTATTTGAAACAGGGAATACCTCTATCCTGTAATCGTTGCATTCCGAGTTTGAACGGTTCAAAAATAGGATGCTTGTCAATGGCCCCGTTGTGTTCATATTTATCCTTCCACAAATCAAACTTATTCGCCCATATACCTACTGCGATGGGGAAATCCTTATCCTTCTTCTTTTTAGACTTACCCTTTGGTAATCGCCAATATTCATCACATACAACATCTACCAAGTATTTCCAAGATAACTGATGTTCTAAATTATATGCTTCCGATAAGTGCCTATCATCTATCATAAAAATAATATATTTTACTTTTCTTTTACGCATATCTTTTTTCCATTCTTCCCAAAAATAAGTTTGACCACCAACATCAGCAGTTTTAATTGTCCTAGAATCCTTATCAATTTTTACAACTTTTCTTGTTGCTCTTTTCAATCCTACAGTTCTATCTCTAATAACGGGTACTTCTCCCCTAGTTCTTAATTGACTATGTAATGTAGTTTTGCCAACTTTACTAGCACCATACACTCCAAAGTTTAAAGCGTGAATTCGTCTATAAAATGCCGCCGCCGCTTCTGCGGTTATAATTGCAAATCCTGTAAGTAGTGTTGCCACATTAAACCCACCTAGAATATACCATTAAAACTGTTAATTGTCATTCTAATTAAATCGAAACCAAAGTGACCTAAAACATTACCGATTATAAAACAAGAAACACCAGCAATCGTTCCCCAAATCCATGCTCTTAATTTTAAAAAGAAAACATCTGCTGAATGCGCTCTTGATAAATCATAAGCCAAAGACTGCTCATCTACTCCTAAGAGTCTATCTAACAAAGGTAATCACCTTCACTCTAATGCCTTTAGGAAGGATTCATTTACCTCATCATAAGACGGCTGTGGGGAATAATAATTTAAATTCCTTTGAGCCATTGAATCTTTTATTTTCTTTCTTTGTGCTTCATCTCTTGATTTCTTTTCCCAATAAAGGTCAATCTTTCTATTTAGTAACCACATTTCAAATCGTTCATTAACCACCATGTCAAATAGTGATTTTTGTAACATTATAACTCCAACCGTAATTAGGCTGAATAATACTGCATGTGTAAAAGCAGTAAATGGTAATTCAGCACCATACACTGAATAGAAATAAACATTCATTCCAGCCATTGCGCCTACATACATTATTGTCATTATTAGTCTCGTATCTTTATCTATTGCCGCCATCTATAACCCTCAATTAAACTCAACGGTGAAAGCCGCACCACTAGAACCAGTCAAATAAGTTATATCTGCATAAAGACCTATTTTAAATAGAACACCATGTAAGTCAGATTCAGCGTATCTTGCTTCTCCACTAGCCGATTTTTCAAGTCCTAATACACCCACAAGATTATCTGCCGCAATATCACCTGCATCATCAACATCATAAAGTTCTATCATTGCAGATGCCGCACCAATTACAATCCCATGAATACTGATAACTTTGCCTTGTCCTTTTATAATCTGTTTATCGTTTTGAAGCCTACCGCTACTTCTACATCCACCTATTCCAGTCATGCTTTTCTTCCTCGTTAAAAGGTGCTAATTACTCAAAGGGTATAAAATTACTCATCAGAACTTTCTTCTTCTGCTGGTTCTTCTACCTTCTTTTCTCTAACAATTTTAGGTTTTGTTAGAGTGGTTTTAACTTTAGATGCTACGGATTTTCTAGGTAGTAATGTATTTTTTACTGATTTTACATCACAATTTAGTTTCTCTCCCATTTCTACCAATAGTTCTTCAGGTAAATCTTTGAAGTCTTCATCGGTGAATTGTACTAGAAAGTTAGGTTCTTTCATATACATAACACCAATTTGTGTACTTACTTCTTGTGCTGGTTCACCCGCTACAAAGGTTATACCTTGAAAGACGAAAGAACTTATTGTATCCCTTTCATCTTGTTCCTCTTTGGGAAGTAATGATACTTTAGCCAAAGATATCACCTTAGATTAAACCGTATACTCTAACTCTCACTGCACAAGTTGGGTCGCCATCATCTGCTACTGTTGCATTAGTACCATCTAAACTTGTAAAGATAAGAGCAATCGAAGTTGCCGACTCATAAGCCCCTGCCGCACTTGTTTCAATTCCAGCAAGTCTAGTGTTTCCACCTTCTGAACCTGTAATACAAGCCGCAGTTATTGTCGTTAAACCGAACTCACTGGCGGGGATTACAGCCCCCGCCGCTACATGGGATGTTACATCTATTACTGCATCAACAAAGTATTCATCACCTGAAACTCTAGGAGCAGTTGTACCTTTGTGGTCTTCTAATATTGTTACTGTAAATGCTAAAGCCAATTAAATCACCTCATTTTAGGTTGGTGATTTTTCCTTGTCCTCTAAAGAAAGTACAACCAGTTTCACCCATTGTTCTGTAAAGTCCTCTGTTTCCAAGTACACCAACACCGAATGGGTTTCCATGATTGATACCATCTTCGAAGTATTGGGTTGGCTTCATAGTTGCAAACCATAAGTGGTTAGTGTCTAATAACAACATATCAGATATACCTGTTGATGCTGAACCAGTCTTAGGCATGTCTTTACAAGGAATTAGTGGAATGTCGTAGTATGTTGCTACTCTGAATCCGACTTCTTGACCCTTTACACCTTTTACACCGTTATGTGTAGGTATGATTTCTTTAGCATCCATGAATCTTTCTTGGCTTTGTAACAAGTCAGATATCGCTTGGATTGTATCATATCCTGTTAAGATAACATTTGGAGTTCCACCGTTCAATCGTAGGTTTTGGATAACATCATTGATTATACTTAATGTTAAAACTCTACCTGCTGTTGCGTATGATGAACCGTAGTTAACCACTGAATCCATGAATGATGCTCCACTTGCTCTTGATGTGTTTCCATAAAGAGTTGTTACATCAGCATCTAAGTCAGCAATAGCGGATGAAACACTTGAAAGTCTATCAAGTTCACCACCGCTGTCTGATAATTCATCATTACTACTAACAATCTTCAATAGAGAAGTATAGTTTTCACGAATCCTTCCGCTTGAGGTATCTGCTCCAAGTGTATCATAGTTTTCAAGAGGCATTACTAGCATAACTGATTGAGATTCTGCATGGAATTTACCCATATCTTCACGAATAAGTTTTCTAATGTCTCCAACACCATCATCAATCTTTGCCATTTCTGCCGCTAATTCACTGTAATCAAACATGTGAGCAACAATTTTTGGATTCATGTATAGAGTTGTATATTCAGGAGCCAATGCTTTTAGTTGTGTACTGTCTAATGCTTCATTTTCTCCAACACCACCAATTAAGTCACCATCAGGACTTGCCGCACCTTGAGCGCCAGTTCCAGTTGTAGCACCAACGGAGAATGCCGCCGCTGAACCACCTTGAGGTCTGTTAGTCATTACTCTCCATCCACTTGATGTGTATGGTCTTTTAGGTAGAATTGCTAGTGGGTTTATTTCTTGGTTAATCATTGACCAAACTTTTTGCCCATATACTATGTTGTAAAGTGCAGTTAAGTTATTACCTGCTGTACCATTTAATGTTAATGCTGTGTCACTAGAACCAGTAAATCCACTGTTAATAGAACCAACAATACCAGCACTTTTCAACAATCCATTCCCAGTACCACCTATGTTACCATAAGTAGCCGCTTCTAAATCTCTTATTGTGTTTATGTATTTTGTCATTTTATTCACTTCCTTTAAATTTGGCCCTCCAGCCTTTCAACTAGAGCATTTATGTCGCTCCAATCCATTTTAGCGATTTCATCGCCTGATGGAATATTAAGTTCTGCAACTACTTCTTCTTGTTTTCTAATTACAGTTTCTTTTTCTTCTTTTAATGATTTTAAAAGAGAACTAAATTGTTCTTTTAATTCTGCTACTTCTGCTTTAGCATCATAATTAGCCTTTTCAATTTCTTCTGTTTTTGCTACCATTTCAGCATCAAATCTTGTTTGGAATTGATTTTTAACTGCTTCATAAGCCGCTTTTTCTAATTGTTCTGCTTTGAATTCTGCATAAGCCTTTTCTAAGTTCTCTGGAGATAAATCAAGAGTAGATTGGTCTTCAAACTTAGCCATGTAATTACCATCTAATTGAGGATGTGGGTCATCTACATATTCACCTGCGTTACCTGCTTCTATTTGACCAGTAGCCAAATCAGGTCTTGATTTCTTTTCGGTGTCCATGTATTGTGCATTTTCCATGTCTTCCTTATCCATCTCTTTGTCCATTTCTTTTGCCATTTCTTTATCCATGTCTTCTTTGTCATGCATCATTCCATGTGCTTTATCTTCCATGTCTTCTTTACCGTACATGGCTTTCTCTTCATCTTCTTTGTCCATATAATCTTCTTTATTTAAGTTTGACATATCTGTTGCCTCCTTCGTTGAATCAGCGTTTTTCACTATGTTCTTTATATGCTTTTCTGTAGATTTGTTTAAATTAGCCATTTCTACATCATCATCGTCCATCCCCATTGGCATATCCATTCCACTCATTTTGTCTCTTGCTTCGGAATTATGTTCTTCTACCATTTCATTTAACTCTCTTCTAGTAAAAATTTGTTCTTCTACTAATCTTCTTAATGTTCTATTATTAGGGTCTATTTTTCCTCTAGTAGTAAATATATCTTTTTTAGCAGTATCTTGGACATCTTGTAAAGTTGCTTTTCCTTTTTTATAATTAGTTAATGTTTCTAAAAATTCCATTTTAGATATATTGTTAATTCTATCTAAAGTATTATTCAATTCATTTAACGCTTTTTCTATTTCATTCACTTTTGCTTCACCCCTTTCCATTTTTAAAATATCAAACTTTGCTTCTGGATTAATTCCTTTTTCGCAAATTGTAACTTCATGTAATTCTAATTTGGAGATTTCATTGTATTCCCCATACTCTTTATGATTTTTCTTTCTCTTCTCTAAGGCTTGCCCACCTATACTAAAAGAACGAAGACTACCGTTTCTTATTTCTCGGCCAACTTCTTTTGCTTTTTCGATATCCTCTCTCATTTTAATAACTACAAAAAACCCAACATCATCAACATCTGTTTTCCATAGTTTACCGTTTTTATCTCTATATTTAGAAATAACTTCTCCTACCTGAACATTAGAATGATTAGTCATTACATTTCTAAATTTAGTAATTTTCATATATTTGTCAACGGCTTCTCTTAAAGCCCCTAAAGTGATTAAATCGTTTTGTTTATCAACCATTTCTATTGAGGCATATCCTCCAATTACTAAATCATTAGATTTTAAAATACTAAAAGAATCATGCCTTGTAGGGGTAACTGTTTTTAAAATAGAGGTTGCGCTCATTGTTTAGTGCTTTTCTGAATGAACTATATTAATTATTCCTTCAAAACTAGTTTAGATTTCTTATCCTCTCTAATATCCCAAATACCATCATCTGTTTCTGGATTAACTGGTTCCGTTTCAACTCCAGTCCAAGCAAGCCACATATCTTTACCATCGACAGGAATAACTCTTACATGAAATTTAGTTTCAAATTTATTTCCATCTAAGAAATATTCATGATAACCATGCCTTTGTACTCCTAACTTTACTTTACCAGAATCAATAAGTTTTCCTTTTCTGAATTTATTTTCTACTTGTGCGGGAAACTTTCCAGATTTACCGAATAAACTAAAAATATCATCTTCTTCCTCTATATCTATTTCCCAACCAATAAGTTCTTCATCTAATTTAAACATAATAGATAAATTATCATTATCCTTACGATAGACTTTAAACTCTCCCTCTCTATATTTTTTAGGAGTTTCATATTTTTCTATCATATCAAACCTAGCATGAAACATATCATTTTCTTTATCATGAGTAATACTTTCTTGATTCTTTAACCAATCTTTTAATTTTTTAGTTTTACCTCCAAATAAATTATTAAATTCTTTTGAGTATTTTTCAGAAACAAATTCCTCTACTTTTCCATAAGGTTTACCATCTCTATCTTTCATTAAGAAATTTTTAATTGCCACTCTAAGTTTAGATTTTTGAGTTTTTAACATATTTTCTACTTCTTTTTTCCATATGTCGATATCTAACATTGCATTCTTCGCCATTAAATTATTTTCTTCAAAACCATAAAAAGTAAATCCATCTAAATCAGATTTAAAGATAAGGGTGGCTTCACCATGTATAGTATCAGTTATTGAATATCCCTTTTCTAACGCTTTAATATCATAATTTAGAGATTTCTTAGTGTCTTGAGATAAAAAATCTAAAGTAATTAATTTCTCTGGAAGTTCCACTTCAGGTATTTCTATTACTTTAGCGGATAATACTTTATATCCACCTTCTTTGTCTTTTTTAACTTCATCAATTTTAACTCTAATAATTTTACCAATATCAACATCTATTTTTGTATTCAACGATTTACCGACATCTAAGTATTTTCTATCATCTATTTCTTTAAAGTTTTTAAAATCATCTTCATCGGTTAAAGGTCCAGCACCTAAAGTATAACTAAATAGATTAGATTTAGTAGTTTTCTTATCTAATACTATTAAATCTAAATCAACAAATTTTTTCCATTTAACCCATTTAGGATTTTTCTTAGTTCCTATAAAATAAGTAGAAGTTATATCTTTTATGACAACCCCTTCAGCAGTAGGTATTTTCATAATTTCTTCTGAATATTCTCCCACTTCTTTTATAGAATCAGCATAGCGAGTATCTTTTTTAGAAGGAAATGCTAACATCTCATCTGAATGAGGTGAATAGTTATTGAATAATGTTGTAAGTCTCTCTGACAATTCAGTATCTAATAATTCATCACCCTCATGCCTCATTATATCAAAAACATGCGCTCTTAATGTTGTATCTGATTTCTTATTCTTAAAAATTCTAGCAACAACCTCTGCTCTATGTAGTGGTTCTTCACCATCAAATAACATTAGTTCACCGTCCAAAATACAATCACCAAAATGTTTTGCCCTCATTACTTTAACTTGAGCAGGGCATTTATCTGTAATATCTTTACCATTAAAAGAAAATATTTTTACCCTGTTATCTATCTTATGAATTTGTATTCTCATCCCATCATATTTTTCTTGGACTACCCATTTACCAGTGAATCCTATCAATTCTTCTAAATCGCTTATTTCAAAAATTCTATACATTGGCTTGTTAGGAATTAAGAAATGAGATTCTGATTTTTCTGCTTTTTTAAAACTAACAAGGTTATCCCAAGTAGATTTACTGTGATGAGCAATATAAATTTTTTCTAATAAGTTTTCAGCCGCTTTAAATTTACCTTCTATTCTTTTAGTATCTTTACCATCACCGTAATGTTCTACAATAAAATCAACTACATCTTTCGGTGCTAAATTTAATCCTCTATAACCTTCAGTAATAGTATCGGGTTCTAAATCGTTTTTTTCCCACGCTTCTTTACTAAATGATTTATCATGATTCCTAATGGCCCAGTGAATAAACTTGGCTAACAATACTTCACTATTCATTAGTTTATCTAATACTTCTTCCCCATATTTATTGGCAAATGGGTCTTTAACTAATTCAGAAGAATATCTTAATTCTTTTATTTGTTCATATATTCTTCTAGCGTCATCACTCTCTACATTTTCTGCTTCATTAGAAAATAATTCTTTTTCTGTTATAGTTCGTTTAATTGCTTGTGCAAAATCATCTATGTCGTCCCATTGTTTTCTAAGTGTTTTAATTTCACTTAACCATTTTTTACCATAGGTTTTCTTATCCGATAAAGCAGATAAGTATGACATTCTCATTTTTTCAAAAAACTGAATTACCCTTATGGTTAAAGAGTCTTTATCTTTTTGAAATAAGAGAGGCACACGTAATCACCTACTTTTTCTTATTAGCACCTGCGTAAACTCTTTCTCCAGCCCTTAAATCTTGTCCTTTTGCTTCTTCAGAAAGATGCCCAACGCCTAATTCTTTAGGTTTTGCCTTTTCACCTTTAGTTCTTTTCAATTTCATTTCTTCGCCGATAACGAATTTCTTTAGTTCTTCCATGTATTCTTGTGTGTATCTACTCATTTTATTCACCTATCGTGTAATTACTATTTTACCATAATCAGGTCGATTATTAACTTTATATCCTTCTTTCTCATATATTTCTGCTATTGTATTAAAAACAAGTTTTTGATTACCACCTAATTCTTTAATAGTCGCTTCATTGATTTCAAAAATATTACCTCTCATACCAGTGCGACTACTAAGGAGAACCTCCAAATTCACAGGTGATTGTGGTGGTAAATTACGAGTATATTCTGTAAAGGCAGGTTCTATCTTATTCTTTTCAAAATCAATAATTTTTTGTTTGGCCCCCGTATCTCTTTCTTCTATAACCGACATTGGCATAGGTGCTTTCAAAACTTCTTTCCAACTCATTTTAATTACCACCTAATCTGTCTACTAAATTGTTTATATCATCCCAACTCATCTTAGCAATTGTATCTGAATCTGGAACATCTGAATGTGTTTTCATTGCTGGAACTGGTGTGTTAGTTGTAACCATTCCTGATTTCATCAAAAGATTATCATTATTGTAAACTGTCTTTTCAATCTCTTTTATTCTACTTACTAATTCTTTTAGTAAGTCCATCATTTCATTATTTTCTTCTGTCATTACTCATCATCCCTTAAACTACCAGCACTCTTTGGATATACTATTTTTCTCACCTGTCGATACAGTTGTTCATACTGCTTACGGAGTTTGCTCGCAGTAGCGACCATATCAACGTTTTGCTCATTAATAGATTTCATTCGCTTTTTCATCTTATTATCATCTTTAATCAAATCAAGTTCTTCTAACATACCAATTAAATCGCCTAACTGTGTAAAGTCTTGGCCGAAATACTCTGTAGGTTCTGCCGCTTGAAGCGTTTTCTTTAACCTCTTTTTCATTTTAGAATCTAAAGCGTTAAGAATTTTATTTTCTTCTTTTAATATATCTTCCCATGTCATTTAATCATTCTCCATTTGTCCTTCTAATTCCGTTCTATCCGTAGAAACTATAACTTTATTACCAAAGGTATTCCTAAAATTATCAAGAAATTCATTATCATCGAATCCTTCTAATGGTTCTGTAAAATCAAAAATACCAGTAGGTAATATTCCATCTAATCTTTCCGCCGCTTTAAGATATCTAACATTATCAAATTCTTGATTTAAATAATTTTTAATATTTGTTTTTTCTTCTTCCCAGTCTAAATTATTATTTGCTAGTGTTACTCTTACAGGTATCCTTTGTAATTGTAATAAGGCCATCAATTCTCCTTCTTGTAGTTCTCTTACTAAAGCCCTATAATCGTTCAAAAACTTTTTTCTATTTTCTTTTGAGCGTTCCAAAACAACTCCCCTTTTTTGCTCAATAGCATATAACAAAGCATCTAATAAAGTTACACTGGGTCTTGAGCCATCTAATCTTGGATATTTCTTTTTAGCAGTTAATGTGTTATGTATTTCTTCTTTTAAATCGTTTACTTTCATATTATTTTTAGAAAACAATTTAACCTCAGAATCATCTGTATAAAGTTTATTCTCAGTATTTACGCCTACTTGTTCATAGTTGGAATCTAACCAATTCTTTTTAAATGATTTAAAATCTTTACTTCTTTCTTCCCTGTATTCTTCAAATGGCTTCGTTTTTTGTGATAATCTTTCTAATCCGAATTTTTCTCTTTTTAGTTTTTCGAATTCACTTTTAATTTCCTTTTCAAAATCATCTCTAATTAATTTATTTAAGGAACTATTTTGGCTACGATTAGCCTCTTTAACATTTAAAGGTTTAAAATAATAACTAGGTTTAGCGGCCTCTTCCAATTTTTCTATTGCTTTGTTGTTTGGAATCAACTCTAATAACGGGTCTTCTACTTCAGATTCATAAACTAATTTACCTTCAAAATCCAACAAATCTACTTTTGTTAATAAGCCACTTAACTTTTGTAAATCTTTTAAGTCTTTATCTAATTCTTTATCAACCTCTACTACTTTTTCTTTAGATGCGGAACGCTCCGCTTCAAACATACCAACGCTCCTTGGCGTTTTTCCTTGTAGTCTTTTATCTTCTATAGATATTAATTGATTTAAACCAGCAATTATTTTTTTTAAATCTCCATATTTAGAAGCATCCCACTTAGTCTCTTTCTCTAATAAATTTCTAAAGTTAATAAGATTTTGTTCTCTTGATTCTTCTTCATAACCGTCATTCTCTCTAACGGTCTCTAATAAAAAAGGAGGATTATCTTTATTCATCCATCTTCCTACTTTAGTTCTTTTACTAGCACCTGCTAATTTTTTAAAAGCCGTTAATGTTTCTTTACTAAAAACTTCTGAATCTCCAGAATCTAATATAGCATCTACAAAGGTTTTACCAGTGGCTTTGAGGATAGTAGGATAATACTCATGTAATAAAATTTCAAACATATCTAAAGGATTATTCGTTTTACGAAGATGAGCCTTTAACAATGTTGTCATTTAAATCACTTAAAAAAATGGTATATTTTCTTTCTTTTGTTTTTTTCTTTTAGGTAAATGAATTACATTAGGTACGCTATTAGTTTTAGGTTCAGGTCTATCCTTTTCTTTCTTTAATTGCATTGGCATATAATTTGGTTTAGGTGCTTTAATTTTTTCTTGTTGTGCTAAAATTCTCTCAGCCCTAACTAATTCTTTTCTCATTTTTGTCGCTTCTTCTCTTGTTGTCATATTATCATCTCACTGGTTGTTCCCAAATAACAGGGCCATAATCAGTAGCCCTAAAAGTATCTCTTTTCATCATAACTGTAAACTTTCCTTCCTTTTCCCTAATAACATGAGGAACCGCAAAAGACCACTGAAATGCTAATCTTCTTGCTTTATCATAATCATCGAATGTTTTCCTAGAACCCATCTCTCCTAATTTTAAAACTGAAATCCAACTCATTATATTCCACCTCTTTCAGTTCTTCTATCTACATTATTATTAGCGGCCTCTTTTGGTAAACCTTTACTACGATTAGGTGGCCCTACGCTCATCTTAGGTTTAGACTTTACTTCAGCGGGCTTTCCCGCCTCAGCCATTGTAGGTCTAGTTCCCGCTTCCATCATTTGTCCTAGTTGTGATTGGTCAATATCAGTTCCAGCATAAGGGTCAGATTCAATCGGTTTATCTTCTTCCTCTTCTCCGCCCTCCTGTTTTTGTGGTTCTGGTTTACTAAAAATAAACTTGCCATTTTCATCCATATCAACTTCAAATCCTAAATTTTTAATTTGACCAGCAATATTGACTTCGATTTCTCTTTTACGCATAACTGCTATTTCATCTTCTTCTTCTGAAGGAGGTAAAATTAACTTCCAATCAGTTATACCAAATTGTTCAACTATAAACGGAAATACATATTTATTCCAAACATTTTGAGCCATTTCTACTGCACGATTAGTTACAAGTATTTGCATACCTTCATTGTTTAATCCGCCACTAGCAGAGTTATCCGCCATAAAGATTTTACTTACACCGTAGAAAGCGGCAACCCTATCTCTTAAATCTTCTTTAACCGAAATGTAATCCATTTCTTTTAAACTATCCATGAACTTAACCCACTCTACAGAACCCCTACCATTCTCTGCTTCTATTCCCATAACAGGAATAAAGTGGGCATCTTGCTCCATCTTTTCCTTTACCCCCCTCCAGAAAGTTTTCATTGATTCTATATTTCTAGTTTGAACTGCCAATAATCCTTTTGGCATTCTTGCTTTTGTATATGCTTGATTAATATAATTCTCCATAGCGATTAAAGTTGTTAAGTGATTCCATAAAGTTATTACAGGACTAGTTCCATATAATCTACTTGGGGAATACTTACTAAAATGAAGTACTTCTCCCTTTATGAAATTTTGCTGATAGCCATGCGCTCTGTTAGTGTAATGAACTGGATAAGTATCTCCACCACATTCAGAACATTTTTCATGAGGGTCACTAGTAGTGATTTCTCTATGGTGAATACAAGTATATGTGTCACCTCCCTTATTTCCTTCATCATCACAAACAATAGCCATAGTTACTGGGTCTGCTCGATATACTTGTTTAATTTTATGCGCTCTAATGTTACCATTACCATCAATAAAATACTCTTTGACTAATACTAAATAAGCATCATCCATTATATTCAAATCGTCTTCTAATTCTTTTAGAACATCAATGAACATTTGTTCTGATTCATTAACATAAGAATGGTTCATAAAACTATCAGCGTATTTCTTTTGGTCTTTATTAGGTTTAATGAGATTAGTAGAATTACATTCTGCACATTGTTTTACGGGTTCTTCATGCTCTTTACCACAATTTTTACACTTAACAGCAAACTTAGGAGCCCACTCATATCCTCGTCTAAATATTTCATTTTTTAATTGAGTTATACAAGTCCTAAGAATAACTGAACTATCCGCAACATGATAGACTATAGGGCCAGTCATCATTAAAGGATGATGTCTTTCTTGTATTCCCATTTGATATACTTCTCTATCAGCAGGGACGGGAGTTGATTTCCGAAAGAAATTAACAATAGAAAATCTTCTTTTTTCTTCAGGCATCATACCACTACTCCTGTTTCTAATCTATCCATAACACTCATTTTATTATTCTCTTTATATTTAGCAATATTCTCCACATCTATACCATCCTTTGAAAAGTCATAATTAACATGGTCTGCGTGGTTGGCCCATTTCATCAACTTAAATAATTCTTGCATTCTTTCTTTAGCCCAAGATTGTTTTTTATGGTTTTTCTTTATACGAATCAACTCTGTAAGAATATCAGCATTATCTCCTTTCATTCTATAGTGTGGCCTAGTTTTTGAAATCAACTTAGTAATATCATCTTGAGAATAAAAGTTTAACCTTTGAACAGCCCTAGTTGCTTGTGGAGATTTTTGGTCTAAATGTAATTTTCCAAACCCTAGTTCTTTATGTAATTCAGTTACGAATGCTTTACCCCTATTACCCGTAGCAATAATTCCAATTCTAGGATTATAATTTCTATCCATAGTTATGTAACCATCTGAATCTATAAAGGCCGCAGTATAAGCATAAAGGTCTTTTTTAATTTCCATAGGTAATTTATAATATTCCCCATCTATATTAGTGATATTCATTTTATCTGCTATTTTACAGATAATTTGTGGAGAAGCCCTTCTATGTAATTTAGTTGGTAATCTATCATATATTTGTCTAGCGGATATTCCTTGTTCATTACATACTGATTTTAAAACAAAATCATCTAGTTGTTTAGAAATATTTGTTTTGATAACTTGATTAGGAATATTAGTTACTATTTTTCTAAACTCTCTTTTAGAATTAGTCATTGTTTTAGTTAAAGAAGAATAATTAGAATTATAATTGTTACCTCTATGTAATTCTGCCTCCCAAAATTTACACAAACACTCTATAATATCTCTTCTAGTTACTTCATCTTTAATAGAGTGTATTTTCTTTAAATCATTTTCTGTATATCTCATTTGTCTAAGGGGAGTTTCATATGGTGCTAACCAATAAATAGATTTTATACAATCCGATAGATGATTAGAATAAGCGACAATTAAATTTTCTATTCCCTTAGTGAATTCTAATTTATTATCTCCTTTTAATTTTCGTCTATACTTTTTTAAATCTTTAACAACTTCAGGAATTGATTTGTTTTCGATTGTATATTGTTTTGGAAAAGAATCTAATTGAGATTTTGCTTCTGTAATATTCATATTATATTTTTTAGAAACACTCATTGCTACTTCATAATCACTCATAAGAGGTAAAGTTGAAACCCATTTATCAACCGTTTCTAATTGGTCTTTTATCTCTTGTTCTCTATCCTTTAATTCTGCCAATTCATTAACCCGCTGTGCCTCTTCTCGAAGTTTATCCCCTTCTTCACTTTTAGAAATTAAGTCCAAACGCTCCCCCTCCTATAACAGTGGCCTGTGGTTGCTCATTATCAAATATTGCCATGTCGTCTAATAATATAATTGATTCTAACATATCATGTGTGGCAGAATTAGCAAGAGCGAGTCCCATAACTAAGTCATCGTGCGCACCCACCCCTTCAAACTTTCCACTGTCAGTAATACTAAACATAGATAATTCTTCTATAATGTTATCAGTCACCTTTCTCGATTCATCATTTCCTCTAGGGAATACAATCTTAGCGTTTTCTATATTCATTTGTAAATTAAGAATGATTTCTTCTTTCTTCCTACGAGTCATAGTAACATCTCTAATGTTTAAATCAGTTTCATTACGCAACTCTTGAGTAAAGGATTTAGCAAATGTATTTGTTTCAAAATAAATTACATCAGGTTCAAATAATTGAGCAACCATTTTTATTTTATTTATATTATCTCTAAACTCTACATTCTTTTGTCTATCAACATAAATAATTCTTTTATTTCTTTGTTCGTCTACTTCTAAAACCATAATAACATTATAATCACCATCAGTAGAAATAGCAGGGTCAACCCCTACATAGTAATTATACCCCGAATCCTTTCTATGTCTTAACCGTAGAATATCCTTTTTTCCCGCTTCTTTGCATGCATCTATATGTTCTTGAGCAAATAAGGCAGTCCCAGTAGATATAGGAATACAAAGATATTCTCTTGTGAATTTCAATGAACCCACTTCTTTTTTTCTTTGCATTAAAGAATCATAATCCCAACGAGAAGGCCATAGTGGTTCATTGTTTTGATTTAAACAAGGATAGTTCCTAACAGTATAAACTTCTGAATATTCTTCACTGGCTAATAAACTAAAAATATCTGTATAAGTAAAAGGCGTTCCAATCATTCTGAGACTAGCAGTATGATGAAGTGTGGGAATCATATCACCAAAAAACCAATCTGTAACTTTTTTAATAGCGGTGAGACTAAACTCTTTTAGAGGGTCATCAATAATTATTTCTTGTGGGTGAAGCCCTCTAATTTGAGAGCCTACTGAACGTTCTAAAATTGAATTACCATTAGTAAGAGTAATGTTCCCTACAGCCCATCCTCTTGATGGCCGAAAATGAGCAATAGTAGGGTTGTTAAACAGTTTATCTATATCTCTCATGTGGACCATAGTTTGCTTATGATTAGAAGAAATGTATAACATTTGATAAGGAGCAGGTTGAAAACATAACTGCCATACTGCCCATGAATGCATGAATACAGATTTTCCATGGTCACGACTACAAATAATAACCGTTCTATCAGTTTTATTCATTAAGTCTAACCACTCTTGATGAAAAGAGGTAAATTCAAAGCCTAATACTTCTGTAAAAAAATAAGGAAAGGAATTTTTAGATAACTCTAAATCCATATTTCTACTAAAGTCTAAGTCTTTTATTTCCATATTAATCACGCAACATTTTCATCCATTTAGAAATAGACCAACTTTTTCCTCCCCCTTCATAATTATCCTTGAAATGTTGAATGACTTCATCGGGAATTACATTATGTCTATCGGGATTAAATCTAGGTCTAGGGTTAAACAACTTACTACCTGCGGCTGTATAACCTGCAATAGTGGGAACATCGGGTTTATTTTGTATGGCTTTTGTTCTTGCTTTACTTCCATATCCTTTACCAGCAATCACAGTTCGGGTTCCCCCTTTATATGCAAACTGCTTTCCGTCTTTACCTTGTCTAACGGCGAAACCACTTATAGCAACTAATCGTGCTTTACCATTTTCATTAATAATTACACCATACCAATTTTCAACGGGGTATTTAGAAGTACCTTCGTTTTTAACATTACGCATAATATAAGGGTTATCAGGATTGCTGGCGTTCCACATTTCTTGGACTTTACTTTCGCTTGGTCCTAAATCAATAATGACTTCTTCTTGATTGCCTAAAAGTTCTTTTAATCTATCATGGAACTTTAAAGTATCAAACCAATCCAAGTAAATCACCACAACTTCTTACATGCTAAACATTTAGGAGTTGTGATTTTACCTTTACATTGGTCGCAGTTATGCCTTGCCCTAAAGTTGGCTCTGCGCTTACTACTTCTATGAGTTCCACCGCCACGATTTTTACCTTTACGCTTATAATTACCATAGCCCTTTGCACCAGCGTGAATCTTTTTACCTTCATGTGTTAACATCATTATTTTTTTACCTTCTCTATCACTAGGATAAACTCGACCCACTCTCATATCCTTTTTATCTTTTTTAAGTAAGTCGAACCAATTCACAATATCACAATCCGTCCATTAAAATGATATCTCCGTCTTTATGTGTTTTCACATTATCCATTGAATTAAGCACCGCTTTACATTCTTTTTTAGATAATCCAGTGGCTTTGCATAAAACATCTAGTCCAGCGGCCCCACCTTCTTTCTTTAAAGTTCTAATAATAATTGGTTTTGGGTCAGCCTTTTTCTCTCTTAGTTGTCTAAAGTCTTCTCCAGTTATTTTACCATCACCATCAGCATCTATTCTTTTTTGGTTGCCGACCAATGCTTTCTTTTCCTCTTCATCATCATCATCTACTTTATGTGTTCCACAATGCATTTTCAATACATCTTCCCATGTCATTTTTTATCACCTCTCTTTTTTTCCATTTCAGGATGGAATTTCATTGTTACCTTCTTAGCATCTTTTTTAATAGATACTCCATCGACTAATACTTCAACTGGATAAGGCTCATGTTTACCTGCCCAATATGCCATATCATAGCCTCCATTTTTTAATAATTTAACAAGTAATCCTCTATCATAATCTTTATCCTCTGCTTTCAACACTTTTTGTTTACCTCTAGGTAATATCAAATCAATACTTTTCTTAGATAATTTTGGTTCATGAGTATAAAAATCTCCATTAGAATGTTCATGAATAGTTCCCCTCTTTTTCATATCTTCAAGAACCATCTTTAACTTTTTGGGGGAACCTATTCCCTTTAAATTTTTCATACCTAAAGCCCCTCCTTCTTTTTTAACTTCTGCTAAAATCTTTTTTTCCATGTCTTTACATTCATCATGAGTAATGGTAGTTTCTCCATCTTTTAGTTCTCGTTTTATTAGTATATCTTCCCAATTCATGCTTTCATCCTCTGTGTTTTTCTCTTGCTAGATTCCTTTCGGGATAAAGCAACCTTATGAGCCGCATTTAATCTCTTTTTCGCTTCAGGGTCTTTAGCCCTTCTAGCGGCAACTCTCGCTCTTTGTTCCACTAAGTTAATAATTTGTGACTGCCTTTTATGTGGTTTATTTTTAAATGCAGAACTGGAAAATGTTTCTCTAACATCCTGTGCTGTTCTAAATTTTACAGGTACAGTATCTTTTGGATTCTCATCAGTGTATAACCTTCTAGTAGAACCCTGCGGTTTTTTACCCGTACCTTTTCTTGGTTCCTTTTTTAAAATATCTTGCCAACTTTTCTTTACATAACCACTAGCATAGGCCGCTTGAGCAACTTGTTGTGCCTTTTTCTTAGTTTTGAATGGACCCTTAGAACCCCAATAGTATCCATTCTTTCTTTTAGTTATAGGCATAATAATCACTTTTGGCTAAACTTCTTTCCTGTTGGTATATGTTGTTTACCTTGTTTTCTTCCTTTTCTTTTCTTTCTATCTTGATAATCTAAAGTCTTTTTAGGAGTTTTTTGATATGTTGCTTTTGGCATATATCTTCCTTTTGTTTTAGAAGGTACTTTTTTTCCTTTGGCTTTTGCTCTATGTTGTTCTTGGCTACCCCACTCTTCATCGGTCCAAGTGGATAAGTCTTGTTGCCTTTTTGTTTTGGCTTTTAAGACTTCTTGCCATTTAATCACGATAGCCGCCACCCGCTTTCTTGTAGGCTTGAGCCAACATTTGTGCTTTTCGTGCTGACCATTTACCAGCAGGGCCACCTTTACTACCTGCCTTTATACGATTAAAAATTCTTTTACGCATAGTAGGTTTGGTATAATTACCAGCCTGATTAACAGTAGATTTTTTCTTTTTCTTTTTCTTTAATACTTCTTCCCAGTCCATTTTATCACCTAAACATTGCTTTAATTGTATACACCACTTCTTCATTTATTCCATAATTTCTTGAAATAGATTCGTAAGAGGAAACCGCCTTAACTATTCTATCAATTTCAGTGGCAGTTAAATCCATCCTATGTTCTTTATGTATTTTATTAATAACTAAACCCATCTGGTCTACATCTGTTAATGATAGATAAGATTTAACAATAGGTTTATTTTCCATTTTTCTAATAGTATCATGAGCATACAACAAAGACTCATTTATTTCATCCATTTTATGAAACTCATCAAATAATCTATCTAATCGCAATAAGGACTCATATAAATCTTCATCCATTCCAATCGCTAAATTTTTCTCTGCTCTAGGCAATGAACCCCCTTCACCAAATACATCGGGGTCACGTTTTGGCGCACCTGCTCTATAACTACTAATGCCAAAGAAGGCCGTAAACTCTGGAAGATTAATAGCGTGTCTTAACATATCTATTGGGTAATTTTTACCTCTTCTATCTTTATCAGGTTTTAAATCACCAAAAAATCTTTGCATTGCCTTTGTTTGATTTTTTATATCAGCGGTGGGCATAGCACCTTTAATTACATTTAGAACAGAAATTTTATTCTTTTTATCGAACTGTTGACCAAATATTTCATTTAATGCTTTTGAAGCCCTTCTAGCGGCTCTAAATAAACTACTTTCATCATCTACTAAAGTTCCCCTTGTTGCTAAACGCATGAAGGCAATTAATGACTCAACATCTTTCTTCCTTATATCATCCATTCCTTTATCTAATAGAGAACCAATAGGACTTACTAATTGCTCTTGTTTATCTCTAACCATTTTAGATAAATTTAACCAAGCGTTTCCTGTTGACCATCTTGGCCTTTCTTTTGCCTGAACATAAAATTTTCCAGATAAAGGCTCAATATAATATTCATACATAGCCTCCATTAAATTATTCCAAGATTTAGTTAGTTCGGTTGGTAATTTTCTATTAATACCTTGAGAAGTTATTTGTTTTATAGCGCCAAAAGTGCCACCTAATGCGCTATCTCCTTGGTCCTTTTCTGATATTTTTTCGTTATAAACATCAAACGCATCTCTAATTTCTTTCCCAAATATAGTAAGAACTTCTAAGAAATCTTCAGTCATCTCATTGACTTCATCAAGATATTCTTCACTAACTATATTTCGTTGTTTCTTACCCTTTTTACCTCTAGTAAATTCTTGAAAGAAAAGTTCACTATCTTTTGGCTTTTTAGTAGAAGTTTCATATATTTCTCCTGTTCCTGTTTTTACTTTCAATTCTATAACTTCTTTAGGCTGTTGCCTTGCGTAATATTCATCTTCTATAAATGGAGATATAGGCAAATAATAAGGAGCCTTTTTCCTAGTCATAGATATGTTATTTTCCCACTCATCGAACTTAGAAATAAACTCATCAGTTAATTGTTGGTTTTCTTTAAATATAGGCATCATTGATAATAAAGACCTATATTCTCCGCCACCAATAAGTAAATTTCTAAGTTTTCTTAAATCCCCCATAGGTATAGGCATATCTTCATACTCATCACTGTATTTGTACCAAAAGATAGGGTCAACTGGTAAGGCTTTAGTTTTCTTAGCAGTTAATTTTATCTTTTCAGTTTCATCAACTACTTCTTGCACTGCTGGATTCATAGAAGCAGTTTCTACAAACGTAGGACGGTCTTCTTCGTGTAAAGTATCGAAGACATCCTCATGTTCTACGTTTTCTCCTACTCTTTCATCTTCTTTACCAGCAACTTCCACTTCTGCGCCACTTATATCTTCATCTTCGGATATACCTTTTAACTCCATAAACTTACCAATTAACTTTAGAGCAAGTGGAAGTCCTTCTTCTATCTCCATAGAAAAACTATTTAATTTTAAAACATAGTTAGGTATAATTATATCTCCTTGTAAATATTTTTTCTGATATAATTCTCGAACTTCACTTAATGCCTCTTTTAAAGTTTCATCATCTTCACCATTTCTTTTCTTATCATCAAGTAATGCGTTTGCATCTTTATTAAATTTATCAAAAGCAGTGATAACTTTATCGTGTTTTTTATGTATTCCTTCCCAGTAATCGTATATCCTTTCTCTAGTTTCCCATCTACCAAAAGGTAAATTACCAATCTCTTCTATCCAACCTAAATCTATTTTTTTCCTTGTATCTTTGACTCTAGCCTGTTCTAATTTTAACTTTCTTTTATCTAATAATTTTTTTAGTAAATTAATATTATTATTTATATCTCTTTTCTGAGCATCATCTTTAACTGCTGGATGACCAGATTGTGACAAATCCGTTAAAATATTCTTAACTTGCTCAATCTCTCTTTCGTTATCAACTCTATTTTTAACTTTAACATTATCCAAATCAAAACCTGAAACAAATAAATCTTCATAATTAACGGCTCTTGTTTTATCTCTCCAATTAAAATATTTACTTACTTTCTTATTAAATTCTTCGAATGGGTTTTCATCCTTTGTTTTTCCCTCTGGAAGTTGGGCGGCGAGTTCATCTCTCAGTTCATTAATCTCTTTATCTATTGCTTCCTCAGACGCATCAGGATTAGTTGTTTCTAAATGGTCAAATAAGTCATCTGAAAAATTATTCCATTGTTGATTATTCCACGCTTCTTTTGCTTTTTCTTTCCAATCTTCAGTTATCATTATTTATCCTCCACTATTATTTTTTGTCTCACTAATAAATTTATAATACTAGTTTTACCTTTAGTTTTACCAGCAAGGGCTTTTCGTCTAGTTTCTTTATCTAAATGTTTAGCGGGGTTTTCGAGTATCTCTTTTACTTTCTTTTCCGCTTCTTCTTTCAAAAAATTTCTAACTTTAGGTATATCTTGTTCTACAGCCGCTACTAAATCCTTCACTATACTTTTTACTTCGGCATCGGATTTTGGGTTTTCTTCGTCATACTTCAAATCGTCTATGAATTCAGTATAATTGTTAACACCTAATTGAGTGGTAAACGCTCTACCTAATTTAGTTAAAATTGCGAATAACTCACCAAATGATGGCGCACTTGCACTTGAAGATTGAAACCTTAAAACATCTTTAAAATCCTTTTTATTATCAAGCGCTGAAAACACAACAAGTGCAACATCTCTTTCTTTTGGATTTAATCCTTCGGTTCTTTCTTTCATAACTGATTGTATTTGTGGCGTTATTGTAACTTTTGGTTTTGCTTTCTTCCTAAGTGAATTTATCATTCTAGCATAAGTGTCACCAAATCTATCTCTTACTTGTTGTATAGTGTCTAAGACTTTAATATTAGCAATAAATTCATCTAACCTATCTCGATTACCTTTAGTAGTAAAATGTTTTATTCCAGATGTTTCTTTAACAGGATTAACAAAAAGAGGTCTTAATATTTGAAAATCCTCTACTCCACCCTCATCTGTAGTTTCTTCCTCTATTTTTTCTATTGTCTTATCATAGTCCTTTAATTTCTCAACAAATTTTAATTCTACATCTGAAAGAGATAAAGAAAGATAAGGAGTTACTTTTCTATCATCATCTACCATTTTATTTAAAAAAGGATAAAGAGAAGAATCAGGATTAGTAAACTGTTGTTTTAGATATAATCTTTTTTCTTTATCATTTTTTGACTGAAATTCGCTCAATTCTATATCTGAAAGTCTACCAACATCTTTCCCAAACAAACTTTTAAAATCTTTTCCACCCGATTCTATTATTCTCTCAATATAGTAATTCATAACAGCATTTCTATTTTTATAGAGTTGTTGTGTGGTATTCGTCATAAAATCAGAATACAGAGTAGAAGTATCAGAATACTCATCATCTAATAATTGCAACACAATAGGATTAGCCCCTTTAGGACTTTTTGTTCCCGATGTTCCAGTTATTAATTGAGAACCCTTTAATCGCTCTGGTACAAACTTAGCACCTTTACGAACTATATATCCATAATAGTATTGAGCATGGTCAAAAGTGAAATTCGGGTTTACCTTATATTTTTCAAATTCTTTCTCTTGTTGCTGTAATAGTTCTGCTTGAGATAATCTAGTTCCCTCTTTCTTTGGCGTTGTTTTATAATCTTCTTCTGTTTGCGCTGTAATTAATTTACCAACACCAAAAACCCTAACAACTGGTAACGGTTTAGTCGAAATTTTTAGGTTTCTAGTTTTAAGTTTCTCCATAATTTTTTCTTTTAAATTTGCAAATTTATCTTTGTCGATAGGACTAGAAATAATTTCTGCTTTTTCCTTTTTAAAAGTAATACCATCTATTGAATCTAATCTTACACTATTCCATTGTTCAAGAGGCATTCCTTGATTAGATATGATTATTTTTCTTTTATCTAATAAACCTACATTAGAAAGAATAGTCCTAATATTGGGTTTAAGTTTTAATCCGAAACTTTGCAGTTTATCATTTACTTTAGTTTTATCTCTAATATTAGAATTGAATTCCTCTAAAAGTTTTAATTGTTCCCCTTTAGATAATTCAGTTATACCTGTTAAAGCCTTAATAGCAGACTCAGTGTTATTCCAATCTGTTTTGCGTTTAAATTGAGTACCTTTAGTTCTTTTAGAATCTATATCTCCTATATTCTTTTTTAGTATAGGCAAAACCTCTTTAACAAATCTATCAATAATAGCACGTAGATGTTTTGGTCTAGTAACTGGATTACGCCCTGAAGCCAAACTACCAATTACAGTTCTATTCCAAGCATTAGGATTTTCTTTCCATTCTTCTAGTTGTTTAATAGTTCCTCTAATACCCTTTTGTGGATATGACCCACTTTTTATATCGTTAATGAATGCATCATTATCTAAAGGTATATTTTTATTTCCTTCTTTATCTTGAGTGAGACTATGGAATCTAATAAGTTGCGCCCATTGTATAGGGTCATCCGCTGGTAACTGAGTAGTCCAGTTTTTAGGAACTTGTTTAAGAAGAAGCAAAGACCAACTCATTGTAATTGCTCCTGTAATTTAGATTTGATGTCTAACCAAACTTGGGGGTGTTGCTGTGCTAATACTTCTTGGACTACCTGCATTTGTGCGACAATAATGGTGTCCTGTCTTTTATGAACAAGTTGGCCTTTAAACTCCAACATGTATTTTAATGACTCACGTATTTCTTTAGCGAGTTTGGTTAGACTGTCAATGTATTTTGGATTTAAGTCGTCTTCATCAAACAACATTTCTATTTTATCTTCTAATCTATGAATATTATCAGCAAGCATATCTACTTCATTTAGTTCTCTTTTTGCTATTTCCATTGCCGCAGATTTTTGTACAATAGGCTTCAAATGCTTATTCATATGTTTCATTACTTGCTGGCGAGTAACTCCTAAATCTGCCGCAACAGTTGTAGGAGATATTTCTCCTTCATGAATGGCTAACTCTAATGTTTGTCTATCAGGACTAACACATAATGCACATCTAGGATTGGATTGGTCGGTATATTCTGTATCCATGTGATTTCTTAAATGTCTTGAAGAAACACCACTAGGCCATTGCATTTCAGCATCCAGTTCATCGGGAGTAATTTGTAAAGAAGTTAACCTTTCTTCTAATTGCTCTCTATCAGGGTGTTGACAGAGCCTACAGCGTTTTCTTGTTTTAGCCATTGAATCAACTCCATAAACTAGCGGCCCAACTTTTCTTAACTGGTTTCGGTTTTAATTTCTCTGGAATTTTATTACTCCAATTTCTTAGTACTCCTTTTACACCACCGTCATCAGGAGTATAAAATAATCTACCATCGGGGGCTTCGAAATCGCCTCTTTCTCTCATAACTTTATTGATAACTCTAAATAATAAAGGACGTGTAATTTTAATTCTAAACTTTTTAATATTTTCATGACCTACTATATCTTGAAAACCACCGATAGCGGTTATAAATTTAGAACTTAATCTATTAACATTAAACACTTTACCATTTATATTATCTAATATTCTACTTGGGCCTCCACTGTAAATAACTTTATTAGAAGCATTACCAGTTCCATAAGTTCCAGTAGATTTCATTATTCTTCTTACATAATTAGCGAACAGTTTCCAGTCTGCTAATTGTTGCGCTTTTTTATCCATATTAATTCCACCACCACTTGTAGCAAAATCAATAATTACTTCATCTATTTCAGCACCTTCTATTTGTTTATCGAATTTTTCTAATAAGCCTAATAAACCAGTTGTGATTAATGTTCCTTTTTTAGATACACTTGAATTAGCAAACATGGCTTGATGCATTGGTGGGGTTTGATTACCATTTTCTGCACCATACCAAGAAGAGGGAACAGCGGGCATTTCATCACCTGCTTCTTTAACCTTAGTTCTCATTTCAACATATTTAGGTGTTCTATAATGACCATGAACAACAGTCATTTCGTCAACCTCAAAGCCACCGCCTTCTTTCGCTGATATAGAAGCGGGAACTGTAAAAGGAATATTTTTAGGGTCATCTTTTCCACCAGCAAATCCTTTTATTGTTGCTGTAAATTCTTTCATATCTTCTGCATCTTCTTCTGTAATTAACCCATCTTCCCCTCCCAATATTCTTTCGAAATCGGCTAATTGTTCTTTAAATAAACGCTTTGCTTGTCCTTTACGAGAAGCGGCGGAAGTTACATGGTTGTCCAAATGCTCATATAAAGTATCAAAATATTTTTTACCTTTAGGTGTGCCTTTGCTCCCAATTGCCGCAGAACCGACAACTCCGATATCCTCATTGCTTAATCCTTTACAGGTGTCAGTCCATTTAGCAAAATCCGCTTTTAATTTAGAATGTATTTCCCCTACATCTTGGTCTATAAAAGAAATTACCCCATCTGGTCCTTTAAACCTAACTAATTGTTTTTTCTTTAATGATTTCTTTTTAGCCTTTAAAATTGGCTCTCTTTTCCATAGTTGACTTGTCCAACTCATTCTTCATCTTCCTCCTTTTTCTTTTTCTTTTTTCCGTATATGGGTTTACTTTCAATTCCAGCGGTTGTACTAGTAACCGCACCTGCAAGTTTTAACATTCTAGTCCAACGGCCTCCGCCACTTTTACCCCGTAACTTAGACAAAATAGGTAGACGGTATTTCTTAGCAACTTTAAGTTCTGCCTCGGGCTGGTCCATATTTCTAAATTTCATTTCCTCTTTCATTTCAGTAACGTATTGTGGATAATCTCTAACAAATTCTGTTTCTATAATAGCCTTATTTAACATCGGACAATAAGGGGCCGCTGAAGTTTCTCCCTTTGCTGGTAATTTTAATGGACAAAAACCAGTTAAAGTAGCAATAAATTCTTTACATTTAGGACATGTTCCAGAGTATTGAGTTTTTCTTTTATAGATAGAGTCTTTGTTGTTTTTAAGTAACCCTGTCCATGTCATAATACCACCCAATGTCCAACCGTAACTATATCTCATTTAATATTATATTGTTTCTTTAATATACTTTTCCATAATTCTCCACTAAACTTAGACTTAGCACGTTCAAGTAAGAAACTTTTGTTATTTTTACCAGTTTTAACTGCTAATTCTAATAAAAAGTCTAAAATTTCTCCAACTTTTCTTCCACTCAGTCCCTTATCTAAAAGGTCTTGCCCAGAGATAGCCAATTCTTTCAAATTTGTCGGTTTTCCTTCACTTTTCATTGATTTTAGTTGTTCACTTAGAGTTTTTTGATTTTTGGCTTTCTGTAACGCATCAATATTACGAATAATATCATTTTTATCAGTCATTTTAGATAAAAATCTAACAATATTAAGGTCATTTACATCTAGTTTTTGAAAATCCATAACTGCTTTAACTATTTTAGCATCTTTATTAGATAATTTCATTAAATCTTGTAACTTCTCACTACTTGAATCTTCGCCAAATAACGCCAAAAACGCTGGAAAAGCATTTTTATCCAATTTATCCATTAAAGGATTAACTTTTCCATTACTAAGTATATGTTTCATCAATCCAGTCTCGACTAAAAGTTTAACTCCTATGGTGGGCTTCAGGGATTTTTCGAACATTTTTCGAAATTCTTCTTGGAATCGTTCATTAGAAACAGTTTTAATTTTTTGAGCATTTTTCTTTATTTCTTTCATTGTTTCTTCTTCTATTTTAAACTCAAATCTAGCCGCAAATTGAACAGCCCTTAACATCCTTAATGGGTCATCTTCAAACGCTTTTGGATTAATTACAGAAATTTGTTTGTTTTTTATATCAAGTTGACCTCTACCTTCAATATCTACTAGTTCTCCAGTTTCAATATCCTTAGCAATTGCATTCATCCAAAAATCTCTACGCAATTGTTCTTCTTCTAAAGTAATATCTTTACCCAACTTAACTTCAAAATCCTTGTGACCCTCCCCAGTGCTTACTTCTATTCTAGGAACAACAATATCTACAGGCTCTCCTTTCTCACCAGTAGGATTAAATTTTAACACTCCAAAACTTTTACCAACTAAATTGACTTTACCATGTTTATTTAACAATTCTTGTAAATCTTCTATGTCTATACCAGTAATTATCAAATCTAAATCCTTTGACACTTTACCTAGAAACTCATCTCTAACTGCTCCACCGATTTGATATATTTTACCGCCCATAGATTTTACATCTTGGCGCAACTCACTAGTGATTATATCTAATGAAGCCTTTAAAATTTGCATCCATCCCACAATATCACCTATTAGGAACTTCTTCCACAACTCCACTTAACTTACCACTGTATTTTTTAAAATCCTTAATCTGATTCGAATGAAATGGTTTACCACCATCAGGGCTAGTTGCAATCGTTACATG